AAATACACCATTAACAATAGGGCTAGCGCTTCTCTGTAGGCGTTCTGTAGATCAAGACAATAAAAGTATCGACGGAATGTATCGGCGCTGTCCTAGGGCTTTCTAGGGGCTTTATTTGAGGTGTTATTGTGGTGGATCATACCCCAGAATTTTTTATACCCTGATGCAGATCCGGTTCCTGGTACTGGGAGAGATTGAGAGGGGGACCCCTACCCCGACCCCCTCCCCCTACACCCGAGAAATTTTTTTCCGCGAAAAAAATATACCCGCCAGAATAAATTTTTCAAAAATCGGTTCTGTACGCACACCGCAAGAGAGATGAAAGACGAGAGAGTATATATCAGAGTCAGTGAAGAAGAGAAGAAGATCCTGATAGACCTGGCGAAGAGTCAGGGGATAAGCACCAGTGATCTGATAAGAGGATTGCTTAATCAGGTGCGGGAAGGGGTGATCATCCTTGAACACGGTACGGTAGCGAATCCGTACAGGGAACTGGAGCTGATGTGTGAGAGTAAAGGGATAGACGTAACTGAAGTGATTAAGAACACCATAGAAGGGATAAAAGAGTTATGAGAGCCAATGACTACAAAGCAGGAGCAAAGGCTTTAGCGAGGAGCGGCGGACGCAATGCCACGATCCAGAAGTTAAAGGACGAAGCCAGACCGCAGCAGAAAGCGGGAAAAGCCCGTGAGACTGTCAGGAATGTGAGGAAGAAGAAATGAGTACCATTCAGAGAAGAGCGAGACAGGCAAGAAGCCAGGCACTCAGCCCGGACCGGGAAGTCCCCAGATCGGTGAGACAGGCAAGCGGTCAGCCCGGATTAATCCCCAGACCGGCTCAGAGCAAGGAATACAAGACACAGAGCGCCCAGAAGGGAGTGCGTGAAGCCGTACCGGCCCGTAAAGAGAACTACGGTGCTAGATACAAGGACATGAAGTATCAGAACGGTCCTGCTCCTTTCGTGTCGAAGGGCAAGCGCAGTTCCGAAAGAGGAACGAGAAGAAGCACCACTAAATAAGCCATGGTTTTCATTTTGTGGCCTCCTTTCTTATAGCCCGGTATGGTGTCAAAGCCATATCGGGTATTTTTTGAAAAAACATCAACAAAGTATTGTATATCCCCGGGGTTTTATCCCAGTAGAGATAAATCAGAATCAATTTGAGCGCACTTGAAGAGATACGGGATCAGGAAATTGAATACTGTGCGGGAGATATCGTCTATTTTGTCCTTACCTACGGACATATAGAAGACCGGGACAATCCTGACAACATCATTCAGCCGTTCAACTTATGGCCCGAACAGAAACACGCCATCAAGGTGATGCAGAGACATAAGCACACGATCATCCTCAAGGCCAGACAGTTAGGCATCACCTGGTTAACCCTTCACTATGCCGCATGGCTGATGCTGTGCCATACGGGACGGAGCGTGATTGGTCTGTCAAGGTCCGAGTCGGAAGCGATGGAACTGATTCGGAGAATGTGCGTGATTCTTAGAAATATGCCTGAGTTGATCGCCGAGAAGGGTGAAATCCCTTTAGGATGGACCGGCCCGTGGTTTGAGAGCACCGCACTTACGCTGAAGATCCATTTCAGGAACAAGAACGTCTCCACCATGCAGTGCTTCCCGTCGAACGAGAACGCTGCGCGATCCTTCACTGCGGACTTATTGATATTTGACGAGTGGGCGTTTCAGCAGTTCGACCGAAAGATCTGGGCTTCTGCGTTCCCCATCATCAACAGGCCGTTAAGCGGTCAGGTCATAGGTCTATCGACCATCGAGAGAGGATCATTGTTTGAGGAGTTGTTTACCGGAGACAATGACTTCTACAAAATCTTCATCCCCTGGTATGCCGATCCCAAGAGGGACGAGAAGTGGTATCAGGAGACGAAGAAGAACCTTAAAGACCGCATGAGCGCTGAGTATCCCGCCACGATTGAGGATGCTCTTACTGTTCCGGGCGGTGCGTACTTCCCCGAAGTATCCGAGGATTCACTAATCACGGACAAGGAACTGGAAGGGAATACGATCACCTACTTCACTATGGACTATGGTCTGGACAGAATGGCTGCTTACTGGATCAAGAGGGACGCATTCGGCAACTCCCAGATCATCCGTGAGCACTGCGAGTCCAACCTGACGATAGGGGCGGCTTCCGAGACGATCAAGGCCATCACCAAAGGGTTGATCGACAACGAGACGATTCAGGGTGTGGCATTGTATTTAGCGCCCCCCGACCTGTGGAATCGTTCACAGGAATCCGGTAAGTCCAGAGCGATCCTGTTTCTGGAGAACGGAGTCAATCTCACGAAGAGTTCCAATGACGTAGACGCAGGCTGTGCGGCGATGAAAGAGGACTTAGCCCATGAAACGGGCGAGAAATCGAGACTGACGGTCTTGAATAACTGCGCTCCCGAACTGTATGACTGCCTGCGGAAGATACAGCACGACGAGAAGAAGCCGAACCGCTATGCGAATGATCCGCATAACTTAACCCATGCCCCGGACGCATTGAGATATTATTCGATCTACTGGACTACCAATGCTTCCGTGAAGAAGGACGAGAAACACGCCAAGTGGACGGAAGATATGTATGAGGACTTTGAGAATGCGGGAGACGAGGACCGCAAATATCTTCTCAGTAAGTGGGGAGAACCCGGATGAACATATTCAGGAGATTCAAGAAAATGGCTAAGACCGCATTTGAAGATCACAAACTAAAGGATTGGCAGTCGAAGCTTGAAACTGCGAAAACTTTATATTCGGATGACCGGAACCGCATGAACGAGTTCCAGTCGTACTACAAAGGTGACAGAGCGGTACGCCAGGACCCGAATAATGTCAAAATGCCCACCAAGGTATCGTCCAATGTGCGGAACATCGTCTATGAACTGATCGAGAGCGAAGTAGATACGTCCATACCGATGCCCAGAGTCCGGGCCATCCATGCGGAAGATGACGAACTGGCGAAGAAGATCGAGCGGTTACTAGAAAATAAGATCCATAACTGCGGATTGCCCAAGCTAAACGACCTGATGGAGAGAACCACTTATGTCCAGGGCGGTGACTTCTTCCATGTCCAGTGGGACCAGAACGCCGGTACGCATACGCAGATCGGCGATATTCGCATTACCGAAGTCCATCCGAAGAAATTAATCCCGCAGCCGGGTGTCGCAGACCTTGAAAACATGGATTACTTCTTCATCCAGGAGTTAATGACGAAGAAATCCGTCCAGAGGGCCTACGACAAGGACGTTTCCGAGACGGAAAACGACCAACCCGAAATGAAAGACGGCATTGACGATGCCAATTTGAATCCCGATCTGGTCACTGTGAACACTGCCTATTACAGAAACGACGATGGCGGCATCGGAGTCTATGTCTGGTGCGATAATGTCGTTTTAAGGGACTTAGAAGACTATCAGGCACGGTATTTAGACCGCTGTGAGAAGTGCGGAGCGGTCATGCAGAACGGCATTTGCCCTATTTGTGGGAGCAAAAAGAGCAAAAAATCGAAGGAAGACTATGAAGATCTGGTCGATGCAGTCGAAATCAAGGTAGACGGAGCAGCTTCCCCGGCTACTTTGAACCCGTTTGAGCAGGAACCGGTCTTAGACGAGATGGGGAACCCCGTAATTGACGAGATGGGCATCCCCCAGATCAGGCAGACGAAGAAAAAGATCCCGTACTATAAGCCTGATGTGTTCCCGGTCATTACCAGAAGGAACGTCAGCGAACAGGATCGTCTCTTAGGATCGTCCGATGTGGCGATTATCATCGACCAACAGGACACGATCAAGAAATTAGGATCCAAAATCAACGAAAAGCTGCTGAAAGGCGGCTCTTTTGTTACTTTGCCGAAGGGAAAAGACGTAGAGAAGACCGATAAGGAGTTTAAGATCATCCGAATCGAGAATCCTGCTGAAAAACAGCTGATAGACGTGATCAATATTCAGCCGAACGTCACCTACGATCAGCAATATCTGGAAGTGAATTACCAGTGGGCGAAATCCGCATTAGGTATTACGGATTCCTTCCAGGGCAAATACGATGCGTCCGCACTGTCTGGTTCGGCGAAGCAGTATTCCATCAATCAGGCGGCAGGCCGTCTGGAGTCGAAGAGAGTACAGAAGAACGAAGCGTTCGCAAAACTGTACGAGATCATGTTCAAGTACTGGTTAGCCTATTCCGATCAGGATACGGAACTTTCCTCAGTAGGTGTAGACGGGCAGCCGGTGCATGATTCCATTTCGCGCATGGAGTTCTTAAAGATGGACCGTGCCGGTGAACTGTACTGGGATGACGAGTTCCTCTTTGAGACTGATCCTACTTCTACTCTGATGCAGAACAGGGAAATGCTGTGGAACCAGACGGACATGAAGCTTCAGAGCGGTGCTTTCGGACAGGTAGGTGATCTGGAGACAGCGAGAGCCTATTGGACGATCATGAAGGCCAATGGTTATCCGAACGCCGGTAAGATCCTGGAACTTGTCGAGGGACGTATCGAGGAGCAGAAACAGATGGCACAGCAGATGCAGGCGGCACAAATGCCGCCGATGCCAGAAGGAGCGCCAGGTGAAATGCCCATTATGTAATGTCGAGATGCGCATAGACAGAACCGCTTTCGTGATCAAGGAAGACGGGAGTTATGCGCAGAAGATGTATTTGAAGTGCCGCAATCGGGAATGCCCGAATTACGACAGAATAGTCACATCAGTCTATGATCCGATCGTTGTGACACCGGACGATGAGTAATGGGGTTTAAAGCCCCTTTTTCATACTCAAATTCGCAGGAAAAGCGCAAAAATCCAAACCAGAAAGGAACACTATGCTGTTCAACAAACTTATCTATCTCTCCGAAGACGGAGACGGTGGAGCAGTAAGCGAAAACACTCAGGAAGTCGCTGCCCCTGAAGAAGATTCCGTAGACGAGTCCGAGGATACTGAAGAAGAATCCGAAAGCGAAGAGGACGAAGCTGAACCCGCAACTCAGCAGTCACCGGAAGAGAACGCCGTTTATGCGAATATGCGCAGAAAGGCGGAAGCCGAAGCGAGGAAAGCTTTTGAAGCCCGTGAGAAGGCATTAAATGAACGATTCTCCGCGATGTTCGGCACTTACAAAGACCCGGTCACCGGAAAGGCTATTTCCTCTGCGGAAGAGTACCTGAATGCCATACAGGCACAGGAACGCAAGCAGATGGAGAGCAAGCTGAAAGCCGCCGGTGTGGATACGGATATCCTTAACCGGGCTATTGAAGCAAACCCCGTAGTCCAACAGGCTCGTCAGGTTATGCTTCAGAATCAGCAGGCCGAAGTCAACCGCATGATGGAAGAAGATTTTAAGAGCATCATGTCGTTTGATCATTCGGTTCAATCGACTGAGGACATTACGAAGCAGGATAACTTCATGGATGTCATTTCTTACGTCCAGAACCATCCCGGAACGAGAATGTCCGAAGCTTACAAAATAGTGAACTTTGATCGCCTGATGAATGGCAAGGCGGCTGCATCAAGCCAGGCGGCTATTAATCAGGCAAAGGGGAAGTCGCACTTAAGCAATGCCCCTGCGGCGGTAGCGGAAGACAAATCCGTAGAGATTCCCGCTTCCGAGCTGCCGAGATGGAGGGCGATGTTTGAGGACGCTACCCCTAAACAGTTGAAGGAGAAATACAACAGATTTCTCCGAAGCCAAAGAGAGGGTAAATAAGCATGGCGATTACTATTTCAAAGAGCTCTGCTCTTAATGACGATCTGTGGAACGAGTGGGCTCCGCAGCTCCTTGTTGTTATGCAGGACGCTGACAACGAGAAGAACATCTATGAGGATACGCTGAATGCGATCTTCAACGTGAAGAAGTCCAAGAGATTCGGCGAAAAGGCCACCACGATGACCGAGTTCGACAACATGGAAGTTGTTGCCGAGGGCAGCGATGGTGTCCAGGACGATTTCTCCGAGGGCTACGCAAAGCTGATCGAGCACTTCCAGTTCATCAAGACTATGGTGCTTACTGCTGAAATGGCAGAAGACGCTGATGTCGATATGATGAAGGCGAAGGCCCGCAACTTTGTGCAGGCTTATAAGAGATCCCGTCTGGCTTATGCCACTGCGATGCTCACCGGCGCTACCGCCACCACTTTCACCTATGGTGCTAAGAGCGGCATCAGCTGCGCAGGCGGTGACGGCAAGGCCATTTTCGCAACTGACCACCCGGCGTTCAAGTATAAGACCACAGCGGCGTACAACCAGTCGAACGTGTTCACGAACGATCTGGGAAGCAATGCGGTTATGCTGAACCGTCTTGCGAACATCGGACGCAACTTCAAAAACGACACCGGTATCGTCCAGGGTTACACCTTTGATACCATCATCATCCCCGGCAATCAGCCCGCGATGGAAGACACCGTGAAGAAGATCATCGGATCTGATGGTGAGGTCGGGACGAACTACAACGATATCAACACCCAGAGGGGTAAGTGGAAGCTGATCGTCAATCCGCTGTGGCAGTGGACTCCTACCGCACCGGCAACGAACGTCCCTTACATCCTCATGTCCAGTGAAGCCAATAAGGAACTCCTGGGCAACGTCTTCTGGGATCGCAAGGAGTTCGACGTTAAGGACGAGGTCCTTGTCCCTAGCCGCAACTACCGTGCTTCCGGTCGTGCAAGATGGTCCGCAGGCTGCTACAACTGGCGGCATATGCTGATGGGCGGTGCTTCTTCCGGTACGACTCTCAGCTGAGAACCACAATTATAGGGGCGGGTAACACCGCCCCTTTTTTGCGAGGTGCGAAATGAAGATAGGTGACATTGTAGAAAGAAACGGCGAGAAGTACATCGTCACAAACGTGTATACGCTGTGCGGCGGAATTGCCTATGATACCGATCCTTTCCAGGATCTTCCCTTTGAGGAAGGGCCGATTGAAGAGGAACCCGTAGAACCCAAGAAGAAAAGGACCAGGACGAAGAAATGACTTACCAGACATGGGGTGAAATAAAGCTTGCGACACTTCAGAAGATGTTCGCATCGAAGGGAACGACGATCAACGTCGATTCAAGCACGGAAGAATATATTCATTCCATGCCGCAGGCTTGTAACGAAGCCTTACAGATGCTTGCAACGGCAGGCAAATTCATTCTTGATTCCCTGACGATCATTGTTCAGCCGCTTGATAACCTGTTGAACGAATCGGGGCAGCGCAGTCATGTGATGTTTACTCAGCCGCTTGAATTTACGGCGGACAAAGCGAAATCGTATTACTTCCGTGCGAATGGCTATATCACTGTTAACATTTATGTTGGCGATGAGGTCCAGACCACCATCAATGTAGCCAGTAACAGTACCTATGACAAATACAAAGGGATGATCAGCAACCCGGACGGCGAAAAGGTACGGCTTGAGTTCATCCCGGAATATCCATCAAACATTAAGAATGTTGCTCTTTATCCTACTGCATTTGTGAATGATGCGGCTGTACCGGACA